GTTGCAGCAGACACCGCTGTAGCAACCACAGGCACTGGCGATGTTCGCGGGACCTACGTGCCCGCAACAGCTTCGGACGGCATTTGCCGCACCGTGATGACCATTGCCCTCCCCGCTATTGCTGTCGGCCCGAACGCTACCCGCGTTGGCGCCCTTGGCGTAACCCAAGCATAAGGAGTAGATCATGGGCCAATTCAAACCAATGGTCAAAATGATGACCACGGAGCCTTCAGTTGAACTGAAGCTCAAAAAGGGCGGTCATGTGGCTAAGAAGGCATACGGCGGCGCGATGGCTATGCCTTCCAGCATGCCCACTATGCCTGCTCGCGGCGGCGCGCTTCCCGGTGCGTCCCCGATGGCACCGTCCATGATGGCACGCCGTAAAGCTATGGCGGCTCCTTTGCTAATGTCCAAAAAAGGCGGCAAAGCCAAGCACGATGATGCTGCTCAAGATCGCGCAATGATCAAAAAAGCCATGGCAGGCAAGAAGTTTGCTTCCGGCGGCAAGATTGATTCTGCCGAGACTAAGACCACCATCAAGGGTAACGCTGGCAAGTTTGTCAACACCAAAGTGGTTGACGGCGACAAGAATGACTCTGCAAAAGGTACCGGTAAAGTCAAGATGGGTAAGCCCGCTGGCTTTAAAAACGGCGGCGCCATTGAAGGTAACGCTGGCAAATTCTTGAACAAGGTCGTTGACGGTGACAAAAAAGACACCGCAAGTGGCACTGGCAAGGTCAAGATGGGTAACGGCGGCGGCTTTAAGAGCGGCGGTTCTACCAACTGGGAAAACCGCCCCGCTGACACGGCCAAGCCCGGCGTGAGCAACACCAAGACTGGCGAAGTCAAGGAAGCCAACGCTGGCGGCTACAAAAAAGGCGGTGCTGCAAAAAAGCATTTCGCTACGGGGGGCAGTGTTAATGATGCTGGCCACGCCGTAGCAATGCCCCGTAAGCCGGTGTCTGCTTCCATCAAAAACACCATGCAATCTGGTACCTTTAAAAAGGGCGGCAAGGTTATGCACAAGGCTGATGGTGGACGCATGCCATTAAAAGGGCATGCATATCATGACAAGTCTGATGATGAATTGAAATACATTCTCAAAGATGCAAGTGAAGCTGCTCGTGCGATGAAAAATCATAGCCCAAAAGCCGAAAGCAAATACCTAGATCAGGTAAATGATGCGGCAACGGTTATGCACTATCGCAAGAATAGCATTCCTAAAAAAGCCGACGGCGGAAGCATGGATGACCAGCAGATGCCTTTGCGTGACATGAGCGGTGGTGCCTATGGGCGCTCTATAGGACCAGACCAAAGCGACATGGACATTGCAAACTCCATCCGCAATGCTCCGGGCACCGCGATGAATGCAATGATGCGCCTGTTAGGCAAGCGTCCCCCAACTGGGGCTGGAGCCGGTAGGGGGATGATTAATCCTCCGATGGTTCGCAAAAGCGGCGGAAGCGCCAAACGCTAGTAAAGTGGGGGCTTCGGCCCCCGCTTTTAATTGGAGATAAATATGGCTGATGCAGTTACAAGTCAGACGCTGCTTGATGGTGAGCGTCTTGCAATTATGAAATTTACAAACATCAGTGACGGCACTGGTGAGACGGCGGTTACAAAAGTAAACGTAGCCAACCTTACGGCGAGCAACTCAGGAAAAGCCTGCACCGGTGTGACCGTTACAAAAATTACTTCTGTATGCCACGGCCTTGAAGTGCGCATGTACTGGGACGCGTCAACAGATGTACCGTTTTTCTTGTCCACAATCAACACCAACTACGAGAATGATTTTTCAATTATTGGTGGGATTACAAACAATTCTGGCGCTGGAAAGAACGGCAACATTGTGTTTAGCACCGCAGACGCAAGTGCAGGTGACACCTACACGGTAGTCCTTGAGATGGTTAAGTCCTACGCCTAATCATGCCAAGCAAATCACCAGCCCAACATCGTCTGATGGAAGCGGCTGCCCACACCAAGGGCGGCTTTGGTGGTGTGCCCCAGAAGGTCGGCAAAGAGTTTGTCAAGGCCGACAAGATGAAGGGCGGCGGCTTGTATGCCAACATTCACGCCAAACAGGAACGGATAGCCCATGGCTCAAAAGAACACATGCGCAACCCCGGTTCCAAAGGCGCACCTACCGCTGAGGCTTTCCGGGAGTCTGCAAAGACTGCAAAGATGAAAGAAGGCGGCGTCTCGCTGGCTGTTGGCCGGGGAGAAAAGTTGTCTACAAAAGCAGGCGCGGGGCTCACCGCTAAGGGCCGTGCAAAGTACAATCGAGAGACAGGATCACACCTCAAAGCACCCCAGCCACAAGGTGGTGCCCGCAAGAACTCGTTCTGTGCTCGTATGAGCGGTGTTGTAGAGCATTCCAAAGGCGATGCACCCCGCGCTAAGGCCTCATTAAAACGCTGGGATTGCCCCGGCTGGTAAAGGAAATATCATGGCAAATACTCCAGACATTAAAGCCCGCAGTTTGTACGCGCAAGAATACGCTAAAAAGGCCAAGACAATTCATCAAAGCAAAGACGCTATGGCGCATGCTTATGGCGCAGTAGAAAAAAAGCATGGTAAGGATGTGAGCGACAAGCTCAAGGCTTACCACGATAAAAATGCTTCTGACGATGAAGATTTTGATGCGTTTTCTCACCTAAAAAAAGCTAAAGGTGGAAAGATAAGCACTGCTGAACACGGCAATCCAAAGCATAAACACTGCTGGTAAACAACTATGGCCTACTCTGGAACCGTTGGACAGACCGTTATAACGGTCCAGCAGCTCATTGACCATGGGGCGCGTCGCTGCGGCAAGTTGGCTGAGGAGTTGACCGTTGAGCAGGTGCAGTCGGCCAAAGAGTCGCTTTTTATCCTGCTTTCCAACATCGCCAACCAAGGCATCAACTACTGGGCCATCAACAAGCTCGTGGTGGGCCTGAACGCCGACCAGTACATCTACAGCCTACCTGTGGGCACCGTGGACGCCCTGAACGTGCTCTACCGCACCATGGACCGCCCCAACGGGTCGTACACCAGCTCGGCGGGCGGTACGGTGTCCAACGTCTACGACGGCGACGTCAATACCTATTGCCAGCAATCGTCGCCCAATGGCTACATTTCGGTGGTCTACGGCACCAATGACCCGCAGTACATCGGCTCGATTGGCTTTTTGCCCTACATCTCTGGCGGTGGCTCGGCAACGTGGAATTACACGCTGCAATACTCCACCGACGGCTCCACGTGGAACACTCTGTACACAGGTACCAATGTCGCCGTGACGGACAACCAGTGGGTCTGGCAAGACATCGACCCCGGCCAGAACGTCGCGTACTACCGCATGCAGGCCACCAACAGCACCACGCTGGCCCTGCGCGAGCTGTACTTTGGCACCAACGCCCGCGAGCTGCAGATGGCGCGCCTGAACCGCGACGACTACACCAACCTGCCCAACAAGCAATTTACGGCCAACCAGCCCTTCCAATACTGGTTTGACCGCACCATCCCCCAGCCCACAATGTACCTGTGGCCGGTGCCCTCCAGCCCGTTTGTCCAGATGACGGTCTGGTACTCGCGCCAGATCATGGACGTGGGCGCCCTGTCTGGCCAGCTTGAGATCCCCCAGCGCTGGTACGAGGCCATCTTGATGATGCTGTCGCACCGCATGAGCCTCGAGCTCCCGGCGGTGGACTTGGCCAAGATCCAGTACCTTGAGATGCAGGCAGAGAAGTATTTCAACATGGCCGAGCAGGAAGAGCGCGACAAGTCGCCGATCTACTTCGCGTCCAACATCTCGGTTTACACACGCTGATGCCTAAATTCCTGAACACTGAGGGCCTGACGTCAGTAGCGATTGCCGTATGCGACCGCTGCAAGATGAAGCGCGCCTTTGTTCAGCTTGGCCCAGATCCCAACTTCCCCGGTCTGCGCGTGTGCGACCAAGGATGTGCGGACCAACTGGACCCCTACCGTCTTGCCGCCCGGCAGACAGAGCGGATAAACTTGAGGTTCCCAAGGCCCGATGTCAGCGTCGCCGCCAATGACAACTTCTTGATCGCCACTGGCAACAACCAGCTACAGATCTCGACTGAGCAGAACACACAGACGCCGACGCAGACCGGGAACAAGGATACGATTGCCCCTAGCCCACCTAGCAATACGAGCACATAATGTCCGCACAAGTAACCATCACCCAACTACCCTCGGCTGGTGCCATCACCGGGTCGGAGCTTGTCCCAATCGTGCAAAACGGCGTCACGGTCCAAACGACCACCGGCGCTATCTCGGCATCCCCATCGCAGACCTACAGCTACCTAACGGCCGTAAACACGCCCCAGCTTGCAAATAGCCGGTACGTAGGGGCAACAAATGGCCTGACCATCTCGGACGGCGGTGCCCAAGGCCTGTTCAACATTAGCACCACGGGCGCCCTGCTGTCCTTGGTGAACTCCAGCGCGGGCATCCAAGTCAAGACTGACGGCACCACGCTGACCAGCCGCTCGATTGCCACGGCCACAACTGGCTTGTCAATCAGCAACGGAAGTGGCGTTTCAGGCAACCCCACGCTGTCTTTGACCGACCAAGTGCTGGCGCTGGCCAACGCCAGTTTCAACGGTTTGGTGACCCTTTCGACCTCTGGAAACATCACGTCGTCCACAATCACGGGCACCTCTAACCAGATTGACGTGGCCAACGGAACTGGTGTCGGTGGCAACCCCACGATTTCCATTACGTCCAACCCAACGCTGCCGGGAACGGCTGGCGTGGTATTACCCGGCGGTACTACCGGCCAGCGCGCTGGGTCCCCTACCAACGGCACTTTGCGTTACAACAGCACCACCTTCTTGCTGGAAGCCTATTTGAACGGCGCGTGGACCTCTTTGGCCTCTAGCTCAGGGGTGACGTACATCGCTACCGGTACGGGGCTCACAGGCGGCCCGATCACGTCGACCGGCACCATCTCTATCGACTCTACCGTGGTGACGTTGACGGGCACGCAAACCTTGACCAACAAGACGCTGACCAGCCCCACGCTGACTACCCCGGCACTAGGCACCCCGGCATCGGGCGTCATGACAAACGTGACGGGCCTGCCGCTGAGCACCGGTGTCACAGGCACTTTGGGCACCACAAACGGCGGCACTGGCCTTGCTGCCTATACCACGGGCGACTTGCTTTATGCCTCGGCGACCAACACTCTGAGCAGATTGGCCGCAGGTACCAATGGCTACGTTTTGACCCTTGCGGCGGGCGTGCCCACATGGGCCGCATCCACTGGTGGTGTGACATCATTTAGCGCGGGTACAACGGGTTTTACACCAAGCACTGGTACCACTGGCGCTATCACTTTGTCTGGTACTTTGGTAGCCGCAAATGGCGGTACAGGGCAGTCCAGCTATGCAGTTGGTGATTTGCTTTACGCAAGTACCACAACTGCGTTATCTAAATTGGCAGATGTTGCGACTGGAAATGCACTAATTTCTGGCGGTGTTAGCACTGCACCTAGCTGGGGAAAGATTGGTTTAACAACCCACGTTAGCGGGACACTTCCAGCCGCAAATGGCGGAACGAGCTTTTCTACCTATGCTACTGGCGACCTGATCTACGCATCGGCGGCCAATACCCTGAGCAAGCTGGCAGCAAGCATCGACGGCTACGTGCTCAAACTGGC